ACTAACCCTGATGGGTATTGTCTCTATTTTGATACTGAAGCAGCAATCACCAAGGGATTACTTGCATCTCGTGGAATTGATCAAACGAGACTTGTTGTTGTCAATGTCGTTACCATAGAAGAGTTCCGAAGCAAGGCACTCCGTGCAGTTGATATATACTTGAAGACAGAAGAAGAGAATCGCAAACCTTGCATGTTTGTTTTAGATTCTTTAGGTATGCTTTCCACAGAGAAAGAGATTACTGATGCATTGAATGATAAACAAGTTCGTGACATGACCAAATCACAACTTGTTAAAGGTGCATTTCGTATGCTTACCTTAAAACTTGGTCAAGCAAATATTCCCCTTATAGTCACAAATCATACTTACGATGTCATCGGATCTTATGTCCCAACTAAAGAAATGGGAGGAGGCTCTGGTCTCAAATATGCCGCTTCTACGATCATTTATCTCAGCAAAAAAAAGGAAAAGGATAAGACAGAGATTGTTGGAAACATTATTAAAGCTAAGACGGCTAAATCAAGACTCTCCAAAGAAAACCAACAAGTCGAAATAAGACTTTATTATGATGAAAGAGGTCTTGACAGATACTATGGTCTTCTTGAGTTAGGAGAACTTGGTGGTATGTGGAAGAATGTAGCAGGTCGATATGAAATGAACGGTAAGAAAATATATGGTAAAGAGATATTAAAGAAACCCACAGAATATTTTACAGATGATATAATGAAACAACTCGACACTATTGCGAAGAAGCAGTTCTCTTATGGATCGGATTGAAACCACAATACTTCAAAACTTAATATACAATGAAGAATATTCTCGTAAAGTTATTCCTTTTATTGAACCCGATTACTTTGAAAATAAATCTGAAAGAGTCACCTTTGAACAGATTGCAGAGTTCATTGTTAAGTATGGTTCAACAATTACGATTGAAGCTTTAAATATTGAAGTTGATAATCGTACAGATCTCACTGAAACAGAAGTCAAGGAGATTCGTGAACTCAATGGTTTCCTAACTAATACACCAGTTGATTATCAATGGTTGATGGATACTACTGAGAAGTGGTGTCGTGATCGTGCAATCTATCTCGCACTGATGGAATCAATTCAATTAGCAGATGGTGATGAGAGTAAGAAGAATAAAGATGCAATACCTTCTATTCTTTCAGATGCATTAGCAGTATCATTTGATAATCATGTCGGACACGATTACTTAGAGGACTACGAAGAAAGATATGACTTATATCATAGAAAGGAAGAAAGAATTCAATTCGACCTCGATTTTTTCAATAAAATTACGAAGGGTGGGGTTCCAAATAAAACACTCAATATTGCTCTCGCTGGCACTGGTGTTGGTAAATCTTTGTTTATGTGTCATGTCGCAAGTAGTGTTTTACTCCAAGGCAAGAACGTATTATACATCACACTTGAAATGGCTGAAGAAAAGATTGCAGAAAGAATTGATGCTAATCTTTTAAACGTCAATATTCAAAATATTACTGAACTTCCCAAACCTATGTTTGATAAGAAGGTGAATAGTATCGCAAAGAAAACTCAAGGAACTTTAATTATCAAAGAGTATCCAACAGCATCTGCACATTCTGGACATTTTAAATCATTACTTAATGAACTATCGTTGAAAAAATCTTTCAAACCTGATATAATATTTGTAGATTATTTAAATATCTGTGCATCAAGTCGTTATTCTAAATTAGGCAATGTCAATTCTTACTCGTATATCAAAGCAATTGCAGAAGAACTCCGTGGTCTTGCAGTTGAAGCTAATGTACCTATCATCTCCGCTACTCAGACGACTCGCTCTGGCTTTGGTCTTCCAGCCACTGCTGATCTTATGTTTGCTCTTATATCTACTGAGGAACTGGAAACGTTAAACCAGATAATGGTCAAACAATTAAAGAACAGATACAACGATCCAACCATTTATAAGAGGTTTGTTATTGGAGTTGACCGTGCTAAAATGAGACTATATGATTGTGAACAGAAAGCACAAGATGATATCCTTGACAGTGGTAATGAAGAAGAGTATAATGACTTCAAACAAAAACCTAAAAAATCATTTGCAGAATTTAAATTTTAATGACTAAGAAAATTGACTTTGATAAGTACGCTCTATTCGTGGATGGTGTCACATCCGATTCCAGTAAAGATTATCAATGCTTTATT